CTAATTTATTATCCATAAATTCAGCTACTTACTTATCTATAGTTAACAATTATTTAGTGATATCTGCTTCAATTAATATTTTCTTTATAAAATTATATTCAGTACTTAGTTCAATACAATTTATTATATTATTAACTAAGCCTATCATCTTATATACTAATGACTAAACAAAATGACATTCCTTTTTGATTTTAAGCATCTTAAAGCACTATTATCTAGGTTCTTAGGATAGATAAACAGTAGATTTCTTTCTATTTAAATCTTTTTCTTACCTATCCATCTATTTAAAATACATTTTTTGAAACTAATCATTGATTTACTATTTAGCAATCTAAACTAGACAATCTTCATTAGGTTCGACGTCCATTTATTCATATATAGGTTTCATTAATTTTTACAATTATTCTAAAGTAGCATCAATTGGCCAATCAACTTTTAATGTTCCTTGTTCAATTTATTCTTCATTATAAATTTCTTATACCCAATATAAATCATCATTCATATCTGCGACATTCATACCACCACAGAAATTATGCGTATGTACGATCTAGTCTTAAATATAATACTCTACACCATCATTGATTATTTTAAAATGACGTTTTTTAACCATTATATAAATATTGTTTAATATTGAATTAGGTAATTTTCTATCTCTTAATGTTTTAATCTATATAAATAACTCTCTTAGTTTAGTTGTCCAACTTTAATTATGTTCTGATAACCATTGTCCTGCTAGAAAACTACCTAAAGCTCGTTAAGCACAACCACCTATATGTTATCCACTAACATCTATTCTATAAAATTCTGCCCTTTTTAAAGATATAAATTATTTGATTGGTTTTAATTTTATATTCATAGCACTTAAACATTACCATAATTACAGCCCAGTAGCATAATTTACTACTATGTCAGATATATCATCACCACCTGATTACATATGCACATAAGGCCAATACTTGTTTAGTCTCATAAAATTCTAACCAGCTATTTTTCTGTATACTACATTTAATATGGAATTTATCCAAGTGGTTGCACGCCATCCAGATAAAAGACCTCTTTTTATATGATATAATATAGTTTCTTTACCTTTATTTTATATTAG